GCAAGCGTAAGAATACCACCAGACCAGATAAGAATACCAAGTCTAACCATTGTGCTGATCGCTTCTAACTGACCTTCGTGATCAGTAGCAGCTTCCTTTAGTTTAGCAAACGGACCTTTCTTTTTCTCTTCCTCTTTCAGAGGTTCTTTTACTTCTTCGGGCATGATGAGCCATAATTAGGCTCTTCTATTTATTCAAAACAAGATAATTTCCGATTACAAGACAATCCAGATCAATATTCTCAAATGTTTTGACGGCATCAGTTGGAGTTTCAACAATTGGTTGCCCATTATCATTGAAAGATGTATTGAGAAGAACTGGACATTCAGTTTCTTGATTATATTTTTGAAGTAGTATAGTGACTTCTGGATGTAGTTTACTATTTACTGTTTGAATTCTACAAGAGAAATCTTTATGTGTAATAGCACCAAGTTTTTTTCTTTGATGTGGTCTTACTACAAGAGAGTATAGCATATACTCGTTTGGATAAACATCAGTAAAGTATTCTTCCTGATACTCTTCAAGCATAATACCAGCAAAAGGTCGCCATTCTTCTCTGTGTTTGATACGAGTATTAATTGTTTCTTTATTTTCTTTTGGTGTTGGGTTCATCAAAATAGAACGAGATCCAAGAGCCCTAGGACCAAACTCAGATCTATTTTGAAACCATCCAACAATCTTATTATCTGCAAGAAGTTTGGCAGTATTCTCACACAATTCTTCAAAGTTATCAAACTTCTTATAGTTTTTTCCTTCAAGTGCTTTTTCAATCTCTTGATCACTATAAGTACGTCCAAGAAGTGAAATGTTATGTGGAAGAGTTACTTTCTCCTTCGCTTTGAATACACCATAACATGCAGCACCGAATGAGAGTCCAGTGTCATCAGGGAATGGTGGAATGTGCATGTTCTCTGCAATATTATTCTTACGAATCACAGAGTTAGCAAGAATATTGAGAAAGACACCACCAGCAAGACAAAGATTATCATCAATGTATCCTTGTTCTTTGAGTGCCTTCATATAGGCAAGCATACCCTGCTCAAAGTTGTGTTGTAGAGTTTTTGCTTTATTCTCTGGTGTCATGTTCCCATAAACAAAATCGTTTCCTGGGAATGAATTAAATGTAAGAGACGGAATACCCTCAAAAGTCTGACGATAATCCTGTTGAAACTCTTTTACATTACCGTAGGCAGAGAGACCCATCACCTTACCACAAAATGTCTCCCGATACTTTGGATCAGTAATATCAATCTGCTTTTGAACCATCTGAGTATAGATTTGATATGCCCAGATCCAATAGTAGTTACCAAAGTTATTTAATTCAGGAATACCAGGATGATATCTAAAGATCCCCTTATCTTTATTGAAATATCCAATGGAATGATTTTCCGTAGAGAATACATTACCGATGGCATTAAAGAGAATGGATCCTGCATTGTCCATTGTAATGAACGTTCCTTCATTATAATCTGAAGAAAACACGGACGAATATGCATGGCACATATGGTGAGAAACTACCTCAACTCGTGCCTTTGGAAAATATTTTTTGACTTTAGATTGCAGTGTTTCATTGATATAATTTTTGTAGAAGATAGTATTGCCCATTGATGGAACAACGACAACATCAATATCTTCCCCAGAAAGATTGCCTGCTGATAAACAATACTCTACGGATTTGCGTGGAAAATTTCCATCATATTTGATACCACTGAGTCTTTCCTCACTGATACTTACAATATGATTTCCATCAGAAAAGAGTGTCACACTAGAACCGTGTGTCCAACTTTCATTCATTTGATTTCTCAAACTTGGATTGTCAGAAATTAAAACATTCCAACCAATCGCACCATAAAGTCCAATAACATTCATTAGCCAACTGCTTCTATAATTTTATCAAAGTCAAAGATTTCTTCGTCTTCGTCCACATAAGGATACTCTGCTTCCACACCCATGAAATCAAAGTCAAACAAATAACTGTTTGGAAGTTTAAAGTTAGCAGGTTTTTCTGCCTGAATATTGGTGTGCATATCCCATCCAAAGACCTTTGGACTGGTTCCATTCCACAGAACTACCGAAGGAAGTTTAAGTGCGGATGCAGCATGTTGTAGACAACTATCAATAAGAATTCTCTTATCACTATGAAGTAGAATACTTACAAGTTCCATGTTACTCATAGGATCTTGAACTACTTCCACTCCTTCCAGTGCATCACTAGCAGGTTTTTTAACCTGATAAATGTGGTAGTCATTATGGTAATGATCTACAATTCTCTGAGCAAGTGTTGTAGGCATATCTCGTGCCCAAAGATAAGGTCTCTGCTCTTGATACAAACCACCATTAGTTTGAAGAACCATAATTGGTTTACCGTTTGCACGACCAGTCCAAACTTCTTTTGAAATCTTTTTTTGAAGAGGATTAAATTTAATTTCAGGCGTTTCACCACGGTATTGCAATCCATACATCTTACTCCAGGTTTGAACCAGAGGAAGTTTTTTATGAATATGGTCCGTGGTGAAATAGGGTTCATTTGCGAAGATTAAAGAATCCTGATTTTCCACATAAGTTTGATAGAAGTAACTAGTGTTACCCATTTGATACACTCTATCAACAAATGGGAGATTTTGAAAAATCTCTGGATAAGCTGCACAAATAATCAGTTGCCTATTAGGATTATTATTTTTAATGCATTTGGCTACTGCTGTTGCGGCAATATGTTTTCCAAACCCACCTTGAACATGAAATATAGAATACTTAGTTTTTGCCATTAATTAAATTACCAAGGAGTTGCTTTGTTTACTGTGCGAGGAGCAGGTGGATTGATAACAGAATTGATCCAAGAAGTATGATTTGCCTGAACACTTTCCTCTTTAGTGGTCAGTTTTTCTCCCAACCAACCTTCTACTGTTTCTGCGGTGAGACTACCGAATGCTACGAAACCATCAGAATCTGGAGTTACGCCTTCGGTCTCTAACAAAAATGTTTGGTTGCTGTTGATTGTTGTTCTTTCCTGATCGGAATCATCATAAGAAACAAAACGAACTTCTACTTCTGTTACGACATTATTACCATCGTTCAGAACCTCAAGATTCTCAATGGTTCTAGAGTGTTGAATTGCCATTGTAGTTTTTTCTTTAACTTTTTTTATTTATTGAAAATTTTCTTGCTTCCAAAACTCAAGACTGTTTTTATTTTCTTCATAAAGACTGAGAATTTCTTCTGGAAGAACAGATTCTGGAGATGGAGAAATTTTTTCGAGTTTAGAATGAACTTCATGCATATCACCTAACCCATAAGTATTAAGATCATTTTCTCTATGCTCATTGGAAAGATTATCAAACTCATGATCATAGTAATCTTCACCAAGAAAATCATAAATGTCTTCCATTGTTTTTTCAGGGTTACTCACCAAATCATTATAGTCCACAAAATGCATTTTGTCACGTGAATTTTGATCAATTCCCATCTTTACAGAATTCAGTGATTCATAAACTATACCACCACCATTCAAAAGATACATACAACGATTTACATCATTAATAGGAATATTATTTTTAATTAGTTGCTCGTCAACAAAGTTAACTCTCTCCTGCCCTTCTTGAAATGGATTGCGATGAACCATTGTAAGGATAGAAGTAAGGATCTCATCCACCCTACGAACAGGGACAAGAATCTTTGCCTGTTGTCCAATGTATCCCTCAATAAAAGGCACTCGTGCAGTCCAAGCACGGTTCTTATCAAACACAACAGGTTTCTCTACATCACTGTAAAAATGATGTGGGACACTACCGATGATCTCTCTTACTTGATCTGGTTTTGGATATCCATGATATAACTCATTACTCATAAAGTTCTGCTCTATGGCAAACATTGCTCCGAGCACTGGACTTGATGGACCTGAATAAAATCTTGGATTTTGATTTAGAATTGATGAAAGCAATGTGCTCCCTGAGCGTGGGAGCCCTGCCATAAAATAAAAGGTCTTACTCATTACCAATATCAATAATTATATTCTTATTTATTATACCACAAATAAATCGATTAGGAAAGATTGTTAACTCTCTCTTCAAGTGCCGACAATCTTTCTTTCAGTTCCCGATTTTCTGCATCAAGTTCTTTGATTGCATTAACGAGAATTGGAAGCAGATAATCGTGAGTAACTCCTAGTTTTTCTCCATCAGGATTATCAACAATGATTGGTTCATCTTCAAGTGATGCAATTTCTTGAGCACTAAATCCATATCTCTTTTTATCATCTTTTAGTTCACCTGTTTCTCTGTCTTTAAACCCATACTTGATAGGATTAACTCCCTGTAAGAATGCTTTTCCATAAGGAACATCACCATAAACACATTTATCTCTGATATCAGAACCAGTAGTCCATGCAACTTGAATTTTTGCACAATTATTATTACTGTTGCCCAGCATAATTAAATTACTGGCATTAGTTAAAGTGCATAATGCATTATTCCCAGAGCCAATAACAATATTATTTGATCCAGTGGTGGCGCAGCATCCTGCACAACCACCGATAAAGATATTATTGTTTCCACAGTTAGTGCATCCAGCAAAATATCCAATGAAGGTATTGAGACCACTGCCACCAGTACTACATCTTCCTGCACTACTTCCAAGGAAAATATTAGCAGACCCATTGGAGGTTAGCGTTCCATATGCTGCTGCGTTCTTACCAATTGCGATGGTGTCACATGCTGCTCCAGATTTTCTTCCCGCATAATAACCTAGAAAAACATTAGCATCTCCATCGGTATTATACATTCCAGCCCTTGTACCAAGAAAGACATTATCATCTCCACTAACAGTGGTGTATCCCGCACAAAAACCCATTATGTTATTAAATCTTCCAATGGTGTTGGATTTTCCTGCAGAAACACCAATGAAGTTATTACTTTGTCCCTGGGTGTTACAGTATCCTGCCAAATAACCAAGAAAGTTATTAAAGCATCCACCAAATGCTACACCCTGGGTATTAGAATATCCAGCACATTTACCAAAGAAGTTATTATACCTTCCAGTGGTGTTGCTGTATCCTGCTCGATGACCTAAGAAGTTATTATCATTTCCAGTGGTGTTGCAGTATCCTGAAAGAGGTCCAAAGAAGGTATTATAATATCCAGTGGTGTTGCAGTTTCCTGCATATTCACCAAAGAAATTGTTACCAGATCCAGTGGTGTTGTATTGTCCTGCACCAGCGCCAAAGAAGTTATTCAACCATCCAGTGGTGTTTTTGAATCCTGCAAGACGACCCATGAAGTTATTGTAAGATCCAGTGCAGGTGTAGGATCCTGCATATGCACCTAAGAAGTTATTATGAACTCCAGTGCTCAGACACTTACCAGCATTACATCCAATAGCATTATTACCCTGACCAGTAACACCACCAGTGCCACCATAACCAGCACAGAAACCAATAAAAGTGTTATGACATCCAGTAGTGGCGTAGTATCCTGCCTTACGACCAAAGAAGTGATTATAACATCCAGTGCTATTTTGATATCCTGAATAACCACCAAGGAAAGTATTATGATTTCCAGTGGTATTATAGTATCCTGCTAGACGACCAATGAAGTTATTGCAAGTTCCAGTGGTGTTGAAGTATCCTGCATAGGTTCCTATAAAGTTATTATTACATCCAGTGGTGTTGCAGAGTCCTACACACATACCTATAAAGTTATTGCAACCTCCACTAGTGGTGGAGCATCCCGTCTTACGTCCGATATAGGTGTTATCATTACCAGTAATACCAGCAGAACCACCATAACCAGCACGACAACCAGCAAAGAAGTTATAAGATCCAGTAGTGTTGCAGAATCCTGCACTATCACCAAAGAAGTTATTATAACATCCAGTGGTGTTAAAACGTCCTGCATAAAAACCAAAGAAGTTGTTATAACTACCAGTGGTGTTGGCTAATCCTACCGACCCACCAAGGAAGTTATTAGAACTTCCCTCGGTGTTGTTTTCTCCTGCACGACGACCAAAGAAGTTATTATAATATCCAATGGTATTGCATTTTCCTGCACCATAACCAAAGATGTTATTATCACATCCAGTGGTGTTGCAACGTCCTGCAAAAGCACCAAAGAAGTTATTATATTTTCCCTCGGTATTTTTGTATCCAGCAAAATAACCAATGAAGTTATTATAACATCCAGTGGTATTATAACGACCCGCAGCACCCCCAAGGAAGTTATTATAACTTCCATTGGTGTTGTCAAATCCTGCATTTCTACCTAGGAAGTTATTATCACATCCAGCGACGCTACACTTACCAGCATAATTACCTAAGAAGTTATTCCCTTTTCCAACAGTGTTTTTACATCCTGCACTATTACCTAAGAAGTTATTCTGACATCCACAGGTGGTATAGCGTCCAGCGTAAGCTCCCATAAAAATGTTATCGTTAGCACAAAGGCCATTAGTACCGCCATGACCAGCACAGTAACCTATTATGATATTACATGATCCAGTAGTGTTGCATAGTCCTGCATCACGTCCAAAGAAAGTATTATACCTTCCAGTAGTATTCAAACGTCCTGCACAATTACCAATGAAGATATTTGAACTTGCAGTGGTGTTGCAGAATCCTGCGTCATATCCAATGAAGGTATTATGATTTCCATTGGAAGTGTTGTATCCTGCACTACGACCAAAGAAGGTATTATATCTTCCAGAGGTGTTGCAGAATCCTGCACATTGCCCAACAAAGAAGTTCCAATCTCCAGTGGTAATAGAATTACCAGCATTACATCCTAAGAAAGTATTATAACAAGCAGATCCTGTTGCTGGATCATAAGTTCCACCAGCACCATCACCAGAAAATAGGTTTCCGTCTGCGTCTTGTCCAAATCCACCTCCTACATCGCCCCAAGCAGAGTTTGAATATACTTGTGGTTTACCTTCGGTGGTGTTATAAATCAGGGTTCCCTCAACAACTCCTGTTAAGGCGTCTCTCTGTGCCGTTGTAAAAGAACCTAACGTAAAGGATGCCTGACTTCCTGCAATAAGTGGACCTTGAAACGCCATGTTAGTTTACCTCTTGAAGAACGAATTTATACTTCTTACCGTTCCTTCTATTTATTAGGAACAAGTCTTCCTCACCCTCCTGAATAGTGTAACTACCCCAGGTTCCGTCTACATCATTAGCACTACCTTCGTTAGAGAGTTGAAGGTCAGCAGAGTAGACGTTTGCCCAACGCTTAGTGGGTGAACCAAAGTCAAGAGTTGCATCAGTGTTTGGTTCAATAGATCCTTCGAACGCTGCAACACCAGCACCGATGAGATATGATCCAGAGGTAGGTCCAATTCTGGAACCAGAGATGACCTCAACAGTTGCCATCTTGAGTGTTTTACCTGATGCAATGTTGATATGCTCGGAACTTGTAAATGCCGCTGAAGACTTAATCCAGTTAAAGGTCTTACTTGTCGTTCCATTTACTGTAATTCCCGCTCCATCAGCTGTGTCGTCATTCGCTCCACCAACATCAAATACAATGTCACCGTTAGTGATAGCACCACCAGTAATTGTATATGAAATTTGAGTGGCACTATCAACACTAGTAATGTAAGCACCCGTTCCGATAACACCTGTTCCAGATACCTTGAACAGTTGCTGTCCAGCATACATGTCATCAGTGCTTGCAATGTTGATGATTGTTGTTCCAGAAACATCACCACCTACACCAAGAATAACCTCAACTGCTGCCAGTTCAATACTCTTATCATCTACCGTCAATGAATTAACATTCAAGGTGGTAAGTGCTCCCTCTACAGTGAGGTTTCCACCAATGTTTAGATTGCTCGTTACGTTTAGGTCATGAGCAACAGTTAAGTTGAAACTACCATCACCACGCAACCAATAATCAGTTCCAGATCCAATAACAAGTTGGTTGTTGCCACTTGGAGTTGGAGGTGCGTATGTTGTTGATGTTGAATCTCCAGTAGAAGCAGATCCGATTAGAACGTTTCCACTACCACTCAATCCATAACCAGCATAGTAACCAATACAAATGTTGTCACCACCAATCTGATTATTCTCTAGAGCACCTTGACCAATAGCGGTATTTCTTACTCCAACAACATTGTCTCTTAGAGCTCTATATCCAACTGCAGTATTATCTGATCCAGTGGTTGTATTTCTCAGAGCATTGTAACCAAATCCTGCGTTTCGTGATCCTTCATTATCAAGATACAGTGTCTCATATCCATAGGATGTGTTGAAATCACCAGTTGTAAAGTTGCTACCAGAGTTTAAACCAAAGATAAGGTTAGTAACAGTGTCGTTATTGCCAAGACCTGCTCTGCTTCCACGTATATAGAGATCTGTATTTGCAGAACTTAGAACACCATTGACAGTAATAGCATTGTTCTCATCTGTTCCTAGAGTTACAGCACCATTTACATCAAGACCATGCCTGATTACTGTTGTTCCAGAAGCATTGGATCCGATTGTAATAGAAGTTGCAGCACCAAAAGCATTTACAGTTGTTGCTGAAGTATTAATAAGGTCAAATGATCCAGACGTTGTAAGGATAGCAGTAACAAGTGTTGGACTGTTTGCAAATACAAGTGCTCCAATACCAGTTTCATCCGTAATAGTACCACGAAGTTCTGTTGATGTCGTTGCAGCAAAAGCTGATAGTTTATTTGAGGTATATGCAACCACACCACCATTTCCAAATGAAACACCAGAATTATCAACACCAGAGAATGTTAGAGTGTTATTAGCGGTGATCGTTTTGCCATCAGCAATTGTCAATGTCGCTGAGTTTGTTGGTGGGGTAATGATTAACTTGTTTAAAGATGTCGCAGATGCAATTCCCAATGTGGGATTTGTCATCGTTGGAGATGTTAAAGTCTTGTTAGTTAGTGTCTGTGTTTCCGTCTCAGTCACTAAACGGAAAGCATTGGTTCCATTGTATACTCTCCAATATCCACCAGTTTCAAACCACTGCATTGCAGAATACGTCAATACTGTTCCAGCAGCATCAGTAGTTCTATTGATCTGAAGACCACCATTTTGACCTGTGATACTATTGCCTTTTCTCAGTTCAATTTGTTCGTCGGCAATGACAAGAGTTTGAGTTTCAAATACTACTTTGTTTGCTACTCCATTAACGGTCAGGTTACCATCAATTGTTACAGTTGTTCCATTATCAGAGATAATAGAGTTTGTGAACTGAGAATTTGAAGCGTCCCACTTTGATAACCTATCCTGAAGTAGGTTAGAATTATTTTTGAGTTCAAAAGAATTTGTATTTAAATTTAAACCATTTCCTGCTTGATAGGTTGTATCAGTATCATCACTATCAATAGTAATAGTTGTTCCTATCTGAGAGACTGTTGTAGCACCTGCTCCAACAATTGTGATATCACCAGAGTTATACGTTCCTGTTTCAGTTGCTCTAACTCTAGTTACAGTGTTTGTATCTACAGCATCAATAGTAATAGTATTACCAGACTGTGATACAGATGCAGCGTTTGTTGCTGCAATTACTACTGTTCCAGTTACTGCTGCTCCAGTTACATCGTCTGCTTCTAGTGTAGTAACTGTATCTTGAGAAGAAACTGTAATATTATTTCCCGTTTGAGATACGGTAGTTGCTCCAGCCTGTAAAATGCTGATGTCGCCACTCTCAAATGTTCCACTAACACCACCCTTTACTCTAGTGATGGTGTCTTGATCATTTGTAGAAATTGTAATTGTGTTACCAGCTTGGCTAACAGTCGTGTCTCCACCGCCTGCGATAGTAACTTGTCCAGTAACATAGCTTCCAGATGTCGTTCCTCTTAATGATGTTACTGTATTAGTATCAGTAAATGAAGATGCAATTGTAATTGTATCACCAGATCTGGTTAATGTTACATTACTTCCTTCCGCAAGAATAATATCATCAGTTACACCAGCTCCAAATCCTGCAGATGTAAGTCTGATGATTTTTTCAACAGCAGTTCCACCATCAACAGCAGAGATAGAATAAGTAGTGTTATCGTTTGCAGTAGTAATTGATCCACCAAGAGGAACCTGAGTTCCATTAATTGTAATTCTTGAGTTAGTTAGAGATGCGTTTGGAATATCAACCAGAGTATTCAGAACACCAGAAATACTACAGGTTTCAAATGTTTTGTTGGTAACAGTTTGTGATTGATTTAAGTATACATCTCCAGGTGCTCCCCAAGATACTACCGAACCATCACTTGTTAAGTATTTCCCCGCACCAGTATCTCCACTAACAACAATATTGTTGCCAGTTAAATCCAAATTGTCACCTGCTACAATTTCTTCGATTTTCTGGGAAACTGGATTGACAATAAGAGGAAAACGATCAGCCATTTAACTTTCCAATGGATACTAGTGCTCTGGATTTATTTATGCCTGGTGATACATCCTCGGTCTAGGAAACGTTTGACCAGATGTTCTCTCACCAACTACCTCAGCAACATATCCAACAATCTCTCTGGGATTCTCTACATGTAGATACTTGTTTGGACTACCCTGACGACATGTATTATCTGCCAATCCACCACCACCAAGATCAAAGGTCATGTCACCATAGATGGATTTTTTATTCAAGAATCCTAGGACATCAGCATTTGTAAATCTTTCTTTACCACTAGCAAGGATAGCAGCAACACCACACACCTGAGGTGATGCCATACTAGTTCCATTGATAGGATAAAAATAATTTCCAGCAGGATACTTACTATCATTCAGTCCAGTATTTCCATACGCAGAAAGAATGTTATCACCAGGAGCAAAGACATCAATAGCAGGACCAAAGTTCGTGTATGTAGATCTTCTGAAGTCTGCTTGTTTACTTAGAGCACCAACATTGATAGCACCACTGTCAGGAGTATTTGGCCAACCACCTCTGTTGTAATAGAAAACTTGATTTCCGTTGTTTACATTGATAATATTATTCCAATTCAAATCACCAACCTCTGCCATCAATAAGTTCTCATTGCCAGCAGCGCCAATAATAACTACACCATCTTCAATAGCATCCTGAACATCAGCGGCAACAGCAGAAGACCATGATGGATAAGTGCTGTATCCAAATCTTACGCCAAAGTCTGCTTCAACTCCCGCTTCAGTCCATCCAGAAGGACCAGGATTGCCAGCATTATATACCGTTCCTTGATAATATACTTCAGTAAGGTCACCAAATTGTAATGTTTCCGTTGGTGTATCCATAGGAATAATACCACCATAACTATGATTTGTTACAGTGGGATTTCTATTTCCAGTCTCTGGATTGATCGCTTTGTTGAGGTGGAATGCTCTCAAGTAATCAAAAATGAGTAGAGGACCAATCTGCTGTCCCGATGGCCAAGCATCAGTCACCGCAATGTTATAGATGTTTGCCTCTCTTGCCCAACCATAATGCTGACCAGCAACAGTTCCTGTTACATGGTTGCCATGATATTGTGGTGTAGAAGCATTGTCTCCGTATGTAATTGTTCCAGTTGGTAGTGTTTGACCATCGTCGTCGATAGATCCAACAGCAGTATTCAACTCAGTAAACCACTGATACTGAACAAACCTTGTCTGATTAGTTGTTGGACTATACCACTCTTCGCTATCATATGATACTGGATCATCAACAATGACTACATCTACATGGCGTCCATTATTGAATACTTCGACAGCATCACTGACACTTTCATAAGTTCCACCAGAACTGATAGGTCCAAACTGACCTTTACCTCTCTGTGCTTGGTTACCAGCGCAATGAATATG